TTACCAAATCCGCCCCATCCCGCCGCACATGTTAAGGCCGTAGCCACCATACTCTTTACCAACCCCGGACACATGCTCGCAGAATAATTTCACATCACCCAGCGCCGAATGCTCAAATTCACCGCGCACGACACCAAGCGGATTTCCTGACTTAAACGAATCAAAAGAATTGCTGTGAATGGCAATGCCTGCATGAATCGAGCAACCAGATACAGTAGACAACGACAGAATAAATGACAATCGCACCCATCCACCACACATTGCAGCTCTCATTGTTACAGCGCAACACTATAATTACCGGACAACTTTAATACGCCACTGCTGGTAATCTGAAAGATTCTCAGCAAACTGGTACCACTAATTGAAGCCCATTCGTTCAGAGCAAGATATCCTCCTCCGCCAGAAGAAACGAACGTCCCTACAACATTACCACCAGCCACAGCTAAACCCAGATTAGCAGAATAGCCAGAATAAGCGCTATCTCTACCCGAGAATTCAGGCACAAATGGAAGGTTACCAATACGCGCCTCACTTATAGCACTCAATGTTCCAAGGCCACTCATAGTGAGGTCAACTGACACAAAAACCCTATTCCCATGTCTTGTATACGAACCTTCTTGGACCGCATAGGTCTGCCCCTCCGCCCCACTATTCGACGGGTCCCATAATTCAGGGGAAAAGGTACCTGCCTCATAACGCACAGGAGCACTAATCAGCGGCCGAAGATCATCAATAATCGAATTAGTAATGACTGTCATGGAAGTTGCAAGCCTTACCCTCGCAACAGGGATTTTGCCTGCTGTAATTACCGGATCAACCGGACTCACTGCCTCAACACCAGCAACCACCGAAACAACACCGGTAGTATTATCGACTACAACGATATCGTTTCTCGGATCAGTAACAGGCGCGATGATTGCGCCCGCTGCTTGCTGTGCCAGCTCAACAAGCGCTACTCCTGATTGCAATCGCCCAGCATCCACCACCACCGTCATATCTGGCACGGCGGCCTCATGCGGGGCAAACGCACCACCTATCTGGCCATCCACAGCAGACGCCGCATCGATCTCAGCCATGTACTGAGTATTATCGACAGCCCCAGGAAAATTAGGCTGCACTCTAGTTGCTACACTCATACACTTTCCGCCTTCCAGTTAACTACGCCACCGACATCAGCGCCGGTATTATCAAAAACATGCACCGTAAAGCCAGCGGTGCTCACTGATACCGCGGTGCCGATCAATGCCGTTGCCGCGATAACTGTGATTTCCACATAAGGTTCTTTATGGTATTCAGCATCAAACACAACCGCTGTACCACCGGGTGTGACCACCACACCCCGCCCCTTTTCAACCCTTTCATCCTGATCTAGCGTAGGTAAAAAACCAGTCACAACCGCCTTACCAACGCTAGTATCTAGCCGCAACATATGCTTCACATACTGCGCTGAAACCTTGCCAATCGACCACGGTTCAAAGCCATCGTAAGCGCCAGCAGCAAGCCGATAATCAATCAACAATCCAGGGTTCGCGACACCTTCGGTAACACCAGGCCCCAGTGCCGATTCGATCACACCCCACACCCCCACGTTGTCATCAAAGCCACCATCCTGCTCTGGCGATTCATAGGTGCAAATTAACGCGGGTGTTGGTACAAACGAAAAATTATCAAAACCACTGTAATAGCTAGGCGGGTGCTGGTCAGACGGGATCAACTTTCCGGTCCAGTGCTTAACAAAATTAACCTTAGTGCCTAACCAGTCAGGTGCCTGCTGCTCTTGCAGTATCACTTCGCTGGACCTCGAAAATACCAACGGGTGAGTTGCAGCATTAAGTGAGTAATTCCCAGTTGTATCGACCGCCTTGCAAAACAACACCCATTCGCCCGGCGGGAGATCGGCATTGGTAATACTGGTACCACGCGTCACTTCAGTTAATGGCGTTGAATCTTCCCAGTTCGCACCAACAGGCTGCATATACCTGAGTTCATACCCCGCCAAATCAATATCAGAAACCTGATTCCACTTTAAAATAGCCGCCCCGGCATTCTGCGCAGCAACAAAACCGGTCACATCCGCAGGCCGCTCAGACTTACCCAGCACCGGATGATTCAAAAAATCTACCCAATCCCCAGCAACCCCATCAGCGCCCACGGATTGAACGCCGAAATCCCAAAGCTCATCCGTACTCACTTCAATCACAAACGCTTGCACGTTATCCCGCCCTATCACCATCGGGCCAAAACTATAAAGTGACTCCGATGATTGCTTGTACCTAACGTGATAGCCAACAACCCTGGCATCCGTTGAGGCCGTCCAGCTCGCGAGCGCTCTAGCGGTGATGGTGCCGTCTGATTGCTTAAGGAGTTGCGCGGTACCGGATGCCACGCCCAGCGCCGTGGGTGGCGCGAGAATGCCGTCGTCTACATCTGCCACAGGCGCTGTTGATGATGGGATTGATTGAATTCTTACCGCGCCTTCCCTGAGATTTTGGAACCCATAAAAACCACTATCGCGATTGTAAACCGGCCACGGCTCGTCATTATTAACAAAGCTAATTCCACCGAGGTTGTTACTGGGTGAGCCAAGAAAATCAGGTTCTGGCATCTCTGCCGTGAATTCGGAGATACTCGGTACCGCTGATGTATTGCCATCCACCAAAAAATAACAGACAGCTGGCGCACCTGACGCACCAGCGCCTGCATATAGCGTGCGATCTGGGTGTGCAGCAAAACCAAGCTTGTTATATACCCCGCCTACCTGCCCCTTGCCCCCGTTTAAAAGGTAACTACCAGATGCACCGGCCGCAAATCCACGCGCGATAAACACCACCGCAGCGCCGCCATTACCGCCATCCCCACCCGCAGCCAACGCAAAATCCCCAAGAATCCCCGGCGTAACGATATCCATACCACCACCACCAGACGACGGCCGCATGTCTGCCGGTATCCCCACCAAGGATGTTCCGTTATTCGTCAAGACCAACTCTGGTATTACGTCATTCGCGCCACGCACCACCGCAGATGCTTCGTCGACTGCTGATATGCTGATACCAGCAAAAGCCCCCGAAGGCAGCCGGTACCCATGCCCAGCTTTCGTAGACCCGTAATACCCAGGGGTACCTGGCATCGGCCCGAAAAAGTCACGAGTAGTACCAGGCCTACCATTACCCGAGAGATCAACATAGCCATTCCGGGTAAACGTACCCATTATTCTGGGCTGCGCGTTCTGGGTAAGCGTTAGCGTGACATCGGCATCCACCGTCACATCACTGTCGTACCAGTAGATGTTATTCACATCATTCATATCATTGCCGCCAACCAACGTCGAATCCGCCGTGATGTGCCACACGCCACCAATCAGCGAGCCGGTCGTGGCAACGTCTAGCTTATTAGCCGGCAGCAACCCTGCTGCTACGGAATAAAACGCATCATCAAGGTCATTCGCAGCATCAGGGTTGGCAACAATAAAACCGGCTTTCTGCGAAGAACCAAACAGGTAAAGCACCACATCTTTTCCAGACGCCTTATACCCAATCACTTCAAATGCTCGGTCTAAATCTCCGCCACCGTTAAAGTCCCGCTGCTTAAATCGGCACCAAACGATATCACCCACCTCAATCGCATTAAGCGAATCAAAGCACTTAACAGTGATTAAGAGCGGCGGCCCTGCATACCGATCCCGCAAGGTGTTGAACATACTCTGGAGAGCAGCATCAGAATGAATCGAACCATGCAAGCCATCAAACGTTAGCTCGATGGGATTATTAAGCTGATGCGTGCCTATCGATATAGCATCAGAGTAGACATTAGTTCTAGAAGGCTTTTCTTTGCTAACCAGCTTATTCCAATGAATAGCAAACTCATTGGCAACATTCTTGTTATCACTGTCTAACGCGGAATAACTCATCACGTTTGAGGCATCCAGCACCGTAACCGGCGCAGCCCCAGAGAGCACGCCAGTCATGCGCTTATAGCCTAGCTCACCGGTAGACAGCACCGGCATAAAACAACCACACCTTAAGTTCACCTGCTCTTGCAGGAACTTTTTACCATCTATTTTTGTACGCCCATCAAACCGAAGCATCGCGCCTTTGGTATCATCTGCCGGGTCGTATAGGTCAATGCCAATATTACCGAACTGAGCCGTATTAACATAAGCGGGATCAATACCCAGCGTCCAATGAGGCGGCACCACTGGATCAGTACCCATTAAAATAGTTTTAGCCATTTTTGGCGCTGGCAATTCCAGGTAAATATGCTCTTTTATTTCTGGCTGTCGATGGCTTGGCACGTTGTCGCCATCATCAATACTGACACTGAAGTCTTTAGTGTTAAACCTGCCACCTACGCACCCGGTAAACGTTGACGCCGTTTTACCGGTATACCGGATGATGTTCTTTTTACCATCAACCTTAAATTCCAGATACCCCACCGTCGCATTAGGCGCATCAGTAAAACTAGGCCCATGCGCCACCATCTCAAAATCATCGGTACCATTAAGCGGAACGGTTATAACGGTGTCACCAGGGACATCACCAACACTGGCAGTGTAATTGGCAAGCAGGTTAGTTTTCTTCTGATCAAAGATATTCTTTTTTGTTGTGCGCTGAATATCATTACAGCGAAACGTATAAACACCTTTATTATAGGATGTTTTCCCCTCAACCAACTGCGTACCGCCCGGTGGTATTTGATAATCCGCCCACAACAATCCAGCATAACCACGCCGAACCCTTACGCGTTTTCTGCGCAGCCCATCACCACCGGCTAACTTTGTATTCAGCAGATTAGTGACGGCACGGTCTTTGTCAATCAGGTCAAACGTGAGCGAACCGATTGAAAACTTCGTGCTTCTTGGATCTAACTTTTGCGAAGTGACGACCGGTTTTTTTACCACGCTGTAAATCACATTGGCATCGGGCGTGCCCGGCGGCACTTCACAATCAGCATGCGAGGTGAAGTAATAAAGATCGGTATTGGCTAGATCAAACGAAACCTCAATCACCCAACGGACTTCTTTCCTCAGGTCGTTATTTGCCTGGTGAAATTTTGATGAATACTCAATCATAGCTGCTTAACCACAAACGAAGCAGTGCGCCACTGGCCACCCTTTGCACTTTCAGTATATTTTTTACTGGTGCGGATAAATGTTTTCACCTCATCCGGCGCGGCTACCGTGCCATAGAAATCAATCGTGAATAGCTCTGATGCGCGAGTGCCAAACATGAATTCACTGAACTCAGCAATACGGGTGTGCGTGCTATCCACCCGGCTCATCACGCCCGTGGTTAGGCTGAACTCAACATCATCACCATCAAGATGGGTTTCTGTTTGAGTACGCCCAAATGAGACGTTGTCATCTCTAAATGTTTTTACACTGCGCGGGTTCGCCTGCAGCACCATCTCTAATGTATAGAGCAGCCCTTCTTGCGTGTAAAACGAATGCTTATCAAAGAGGTGTTTTTCTTTGTTATGAATCGCTCTTTGCTGCGCAACGGTCGGGTAAAACGCCATTACCCTGGCAAGGGAAATAGTAGCGGTTGTGGCGGGTGTGGTACCGGCCACGGAATAACCCACGCGCAATATTGCAGTGGCATTGTTAAGCGTTGCCACGGTATTGGTAACCGGGGTAATGGCGATGCGTGCACCGTTAATCGCAATCACCCAGTTAGCGCCCTCACGCCCGAACGAGACTAAGCGCCACGCGCCGTCGTCATAATCAACATCCGGCGTAATCACCACATCTTGCGTGATGTAATCATCATCAGTAATGTAAAACGCCAGCGCACCCGTGCTACCAAGCGTGGCGCGGATGTGACCACCACCGGAATAACCACCCGAGAAAAAAGAGCGCTCAAATATTGTTTGCGTGGCAACAGATGCATCAAACTTCACCCAGGCCATTAAGCAGAAATCATCAAGGCCGAAATCAAGCGATGAATTATATGGCTGCTCTAAATAATCAGCCGCGCTGAATCCTGAGTAACCCACGAGATCAGCACCGGTATTCACTGGGCTTTTAACGATTGAGCCGTAAACACCAAGCCCGCTGTTACTGCTCGATAGATCAGGGACGGCAAGCCTCACAGATGCATTGTCGAAATAGGCAGTACCCGGAATCCCCGCCCTCAGCAATATATTGAACGACGTCCCGCTTGCGACAAACGTTAACGATAGCGCAACATCAGTAGTGCTTGTGTCAGGAAGCCACAGAACATCGTCAGGAGATTGTTCTATATCTAATATTGCATGCGCGGAAGTTCCTGCGCGGGCCTTAACGGAGGCTATATAAGTCTGCCCCGTCAGACACAAGATATTTTGACTGGCTAACCCGTTCGCGGTTATGCTTGTAACCTCAAGTTCCCCCGAAACTGATAATATAGTTGAACTAATATTCCCCCACCCTACCGTGTCAGTAGTGAAATCACCGTTAGCCACCAACTCAACACCTACCAGCGTTTCATCTACGGTATCAGCTAGCCATGCGCCGACTTCGTTGCCAAGCAATGAAAAGCCGCGCTGAGCGGTATAAGTGAATACAGACATAGGGATTCTCGAAGAGTGAAAAACAAAAAACCCGCCGAAGCGGGTTTAGCGGGTTGGTTTTTATTACTACCTCAGTGAAACAACCCACCAGAGGCATGACGACTCCGCGGGCGCTTGTGCGTTATTTTTGCATGCGATACCCGCCCCGCCATCTCCTCACTGTGATCAGCGAGCATCTGGGAAATTTTCGTTAAGCCTTTAGGTGTGAAGCGAACAGAAAAGCCCACCTTTTTCCGGCCCCGGCTTTTAAAATACTTTGTTGCGTGAACCAGGTACCCCGTATCAAGCGCACGTTGGTAGGCACTCCAATCCGTAGAACCTTTATTTTTAAACATCCAGCCGAATAAAATATAACACAAGTGCGTTATAACATAATTGAGGCTCATTGTATTGTCAAGCGGTATAACGCACTCTTGTTACATGAGTGAAATAATTAACTACACTGTCAGAGTCGAACGCGAACTCAAAGATGCAATGAAAGCTGATGCTGAAACACACAGCCGCAGCCTCAACGCGCATTTCGTCAAAATTCTTGAGCAGTATCTTGCTGGCGAGCTTGTGCCCGTCGATGAACTTCTCAACGACCCACGTTCACGCAACCTCATTAAAGCCATCATTCAGTCCGCAACGGAAACCACAGAAGACGACATAGCAAAACGCTTCATGGAATTTGCTGACTCAGACGCCTTAGAACAACTTGTAAAAGAGATGGAAAACAAATAACAATGAACGGCCGGCGAGTCATTTACTTTTACCGCAATGTTTTTCGACTGATTTGGAGATACTCCAAAAAAATTAAAGCGAGATACCGATCATGAAACACTTAATAACGATAGTGTTGGCTTGCGTGCTGGCTGGCTGTGGCGGTAGTGATACTGGCGATAGCAGCAACGAGACAATACCGCTACCAAGCCAACCCGCAGCAACTACATCCATAGACATCGAAAGCCTCAAAATAACCAACTGCGGCAATGCGCCCGCAACCTTGAGACCAGATCACTCGGTTCTTGACGTATACAGCTACCCAATCAGGAACAGAAGACTCTCATATACACCGTCAGTGCACACACGGTGCTCGAATGGATACTGCGATGAATATATTTACGACTCAAATTTCAAACGACTAGAGTGGCACTACACCCGCCCTGCCAGCGATCCAAAACCAACGTTAGCCTGGTCAAAAATATACACTTACACCAACAACAAAATTGACACCATCACACATTACGAAAACAACCATATTGTTCATGAAACAAAACACCAGTATGGCCATGACTTGCTTTTGATCAAACAAACAACAACTTTTGATAGCGATAACAAACGGTTCATTGACTACAAATACCACAGCACCGGACTGCTTGCTCGTGTTGACAGCGGACAGACATTCAGCGGCGTAACAAAGTTAATTACATACAGCGAATATACATACTGCGACAACAAAAATTTACTACTCCGCAGCTCCGGAAGCCACACGCGTGGGCCTGCTGATACATGGCGCGTATACAACTACGATTCAGATGGAAAATTGATACAGACGATAAATACCAGAAAATCCCCAGACGATGTCACGATCGTTTATTACGAGTACAACAATGGCAACCTAATCCTTGAAAAATTCGATGGCATTGGCCGCCTACCCCAAGACGGGATCATTGATTTCAACCGCTACTCTAAATTCGATGAATACAACAACCTAACACACAGTTACGGGCACTACCCCCAACTCAGCATCTTTGAGGGCAATAGAAGATATGCTTACACGTACATTTTAAATTAAACCCTAATTAACCACCACCCTAAGCCGCCACTACCTGCTCACCATTTACAGTCAGCGTTAACAACTCAGAATCAACACTTCTAATAACCGCACGCCCAACAATCTCATCAAGCTCTTCAGCCATCACTGAACCATTTACGGTTACATTAACCGTGAGATTTCGCCCGCTGGCTTCTTGCGGTTGCTGTGGCAAACCCGTCTGCGGGCTTGCATTAAATACCGGCTGAGGCGCTGAGCCACCGCCCCCACCACCAACACTGCCACCGCCAAACTTTGCATTACGGATTGCGTTCACACGCGCCGAGCCGGCCGCTACCGCAGCAAGTGCCGCCGCCACACCCAGCGCCGGGCCAACATAGGGAATGCTGGCCATCGCAGAATATGCGCCGCTCGCTGCCTTCTGCGTATCAATCACCGCGCCGCCAATGGCAGCGGCTTGCCCAACCTTAAACATCTTTTTACTGTTGGTATCCATGAGCGAGCTCATGGAATTCATCACGCCACCCATCACAGACATCTTGCCTTTCCAGCCAGACGACCACATCTGCTGCTCAGCAGTCATCGCATCTTGGTTAAGTTGCGCGCGATCGTTTAAATAGGTCGCTTCTTGATGCAGCAACAACGCCTGCATGGTCGCTTCGCTGATTTGCTCATTCTCATGAGCAACAACCAGCATCTCCGCACGGCTCTGATACGACAACGCAAGGCGCTCTTCTTCTGAAAGCAAGGTTTGCGAGAAGGCTTCAAACTTTTTAGTGTTGGCGTCATTCACTGCTAACGTCTGTTCAGCAATCACCCGCTGCGCTTCACCAAACTCCAGTGCAGACATAGTCGCTTCTGGGTACGCCTCACGCGCAATCTGAAACATGCGGGTACCAAACTGTTCAGCGGTTTCAAGATCAAAGATCGGTTGATTAGCAGCACCACCGCCCTCACTTAATGCTTCGGATGCATTCGCGGCATCAATGTAATTACCCGTCAATGACGCGAGCTGAACTTCCAACTCATTCAGTTTCTGCTGGTTATGGGTCGAAGCTTTCGAGTGCTCACCGGTCGACTGAACAATGGCCGCCTGCGCAAGCGTTAAGCCCCTGTATGAATTCGCGGTGGCGTGGATTTGTGTTTGCAGGCCCGACAATTCAGATTCATAGTCAAGATCAATATCGTGCAAGCTGGCAGCTTTTAGAATCCGCTCCATTCGCTCCAGATTAGTGGGGTCGATGTTGTCCATGTGAATACCCGCTTCACGTAACAGCGCCACATTCGGTTCAATCTTGGTTTGGAATATCGCCAGCGCCTGCGCACCTTCATCAATACCGAGCGTATTAATGAAGTTACGTGCATCGCCCATCATACTGGTGAGCGAGGTGATTACCGGCGCAAGGGTAATGGTAAAATCCCGACCCATCGCTTCGAACGTCGCCTGCGCTTGCTGCAGTTCAATGTTGGTTTCACGCAGTACCTGCGCATCAACATCACTGATGGCAATACCAGACCTGATCGCCTCTTCACGCAAACGACCAAACTGTTCAGCATTGTTTTCTAATAACGGCAATAACAGACTAGCATCACTCGCCATCTGCTCCATGATGAAAACTTTCTCATCATTGGTTTTAATATTTTCCAGTGCCTCACCGATCTGCAACAACTTCTGATCGGCAGACATATTCACCAGCTCAGCCGCTTGCAGGTTCAGAATCTCTAACGCCTCAGCACCTTCGCCGGTACCTTGAGAAAATGCCTCACCGACCCGCTCGTTTAGATCCTTAAGGATATCCGCGAACTTCTCCTGCGAGACCGAAACAGTTTCAGAGGCGTGACCCCAGGCGGTAAGCTCTTGTACGCTGATCTTTAACGCATCAGCATAGGCCAATGTTTCACGCGAGGCATTAGTGCTCATAGAAACAATCGCACCCAACCCACCAATACCGAACGCAGCGCCCACAATACCGTGGAACTTGCGTACGCTACCGGTGAGCTTGTTCAGATTATTATCCATCGACTGAAAAGCCGCACGGGTTTTATCTGAAGCAGATAACTCAAATTTAGCTTGAGGAGGCATTTAAAGTTTCCAGTAGTTCCATTGCTTTCACGTAGACATTAGGCTGCTCATATGGCCCTTTATCGGGGTACCACATGTGGCTGTTTTTATAGTGCTGATGGAGCTTTGAAAGTAGATGTGTTTGCGCGGAGACCATCGGCTTGAAACAAACGTTCGATTCGATGACACCCTCTATCACAAACTTTGGGTATGGAGCGGGCCCATTAGAACCGGGCCATTCTTTGGATTCGTCGCAGTAGTGGCCATTGCCACAGTTATTACAATTGTAGATATCCGGCTTACGCCAGACCTCCACTACTGCGATGATTAGTTTTTTTCGTCTTCGCCTGTAAAGTTAGTGGCATTTATGATTTTTTGAGCGGCAATCCTGAGGCGATTAGGCGGTATCAATCGATTAATATTCACCGACATAACAGGGTATTTATTACCCGCCTCATCATGCACCGCATCACCCTCCCAATCGACAACACCCTTTGTTACCGCAAGGCGCAAACCTTTACCGGTAATCACCATATTGCCTTCGTCATCAAACGAAAGTTCAGGCATTAACTCCAACGCATCCAACCCGGTAAGCGGTATAAACTTTAACCGGATGCCGCCCTCTTCTTTTGGCTCGTCCCATTGGGGGGCCAATTTTTCTATTCCTGTGGGCATGGCAGTCCTTAGGTTAGTGTCATTGTCATAGAGTCATCGCCTGATGACGCCGCCGCACCGAATCCATTTTCATAGGTTCGCTTGCCTGCACGCTCACCTGGCGACAACTCACGAGGGGTTATCGCTGGCAGCGCAAAGGCCACCTGATTACCCGGTGCACCGACCGGCCCAACGGCAATGGCCGACGCAGTGCTATTACGAAACTCACCGATAAAGTCTTTAGCGGCGATGGTCATTGCACGTGGATCAAACGAACCAGAGACATCACGATCACCAATGATCATTTCACCGTAACCGTTAGCCTGATTAATATCTTCATCTGGCTGCACATCACCATTCAATGCAATATTCAGCTTTGAAATTAACCCCGAATAACCACCGATGGTAAAGGCAGAACTCAAGACCTTAGGCCCAGGCGCAGTAATAAGCGTAGGCGATGGCATCGCCACGTCAGTGATGCCAACCAAATGCCCTTTCATGGTGAAAGGCGCACGAATGCCATCAGCAGTCGCGAGGTCAAAACCAATATCACCACGGCAACCCACTACCTCAAAACGCACCACACCACCCTGAACCTCTTCATAGAGGTAGTAAGAACCACTCAAGTGACCTTGTGACACCGGGCTATAAGCCACGGATGTGAGCGCCACGATGGTTTGCGCCATGCCACAATGGCGCAAGATAGCGCCCTCCTTTGGCGGTGTACCGGCAACACCCGAACCACGCACTTCAATAAACCCGCTAAAGGTAAAGTAATCACCCGCATGCAGATCGGCCAACTTGTCGAGCGTGCCAAGCGTCATAGATGGCCGCTTGACCATGCGCACGCCATCAAACCCCCAACTAAGATCACCCACCAACATGGCATCATTCGCGGCATCGGGCACCGAGTCGACACGGTAAGGGCCTTCGTCTTTACCTAGCAAAACACTTCTAATCATGGGTAACGCCTCCAGGCTTTTCTTCATTCACTGCAGCAGGCTGCTGCGCTGGCTTAGCATCAGACTTAACCGGCGTGTTTTTATAGGCATCCGCCTCAGCCTGACTATTAAATGTGCGAGAATTGCCATCATTCGCCACGAACGTTTGCTTTTCACAAACCTGAGCGGGCTTAACCACTGCCACTGCCTCAGCCTCTTTCTTCTTTTTATCACTTGCCATACAGGCCTCCATTAATTAGCGGGATCTATTGCATCTCTGACATACTGAACTTCCCAGACGACTTCACGCTCACTCTGGGTTTCATCAAATTCGTTTGTTTGAACAGCCTCGACACGATCCTCTCTAAGGCCACAGACATAACCGAGCCCAAGCGCCTGACCATTAGGGAGATAACCGAGCAGCGCAACATTCACTTCTTCCCGCATAAGCCCCAATGCAGCCGCTGCCTCGCTCTTTTTACCTTTATGAATCAGCGTTAGATGCAATGATGTAACACTTTCTATAACAGGCCACGCCTGCTCATCCACAGGCACATCATCACCTTGCTGCACTTCAATGGCATGAGTGACCTCATCACCCCAACTGAACTCGCGCTCTAGCTCTACATTCGCGCCGGATGTTACAAGCCCGGTGATAGTTACCATGAATGCATCGACCACTAATTTTTCACGATGCATTACCGATACCCCTGCTTAGTTAATTCATGATTTAATTCTTGCTCATACGTTTTTGGCAGCCGCTTTCTAGCCGCTTCGCGCATGGCTTTTTGTGATGCTCGCTTGATAAACACATACGGAATCGATGGACCAAACTTCTTATCGATCGGCAGCCGCCCAGTACCACGACGACGAAAAACACCCTTTCCACCGCCAGGCATATCCGCGATGAATGCACCAGGTATCATTTTTTTCCGACCACCTTTGCCACGGTATTTAACACCACCACGACCGACGACCTTCCCGCCTTTGAAACTACCTGTTTTCTTGTTACGCAACCGCTTGCGCTTACCGACTTGCCTCGCACCCATCGCAATCAGCGACAGCCTGCGACCAGATGCCGAAACGGCTGCGACCTGATTTGTTTTTGTTGCACGATGAATTCTTAAATGTTTACGTGCTTCTTTCTGCGTGATGCCAATGTCTTTAGACAGGTGCTTAACCACAGCGCCCTGCGTTGGACGGATAACCTTGTTTAAAGCTCGCACCTTAGCAGTCGGTATTACCTTGCGCTTAATACCCACCACCATGCGCTCAACTTGCTTAAAGTCCTGCCGGACATCAAAGCTGAATGCATTAGCCACTACTGCAACACCCACATCGTCACCGCATTATCAGACTCTTCCGGCTCACGATCTTTAATTTCCATGTCTTTCTCAACCAGCTTACTGCCATCGTTTTTATACAACGACACCATCGCACCGAAGCCGATACCGGCCGCATCGAAGGCAGTTTTGTCACCCAGAATCGTCCAGCGGTGACCTTCTATTTTTCCGGTGGCAACCCAGCGTTGATCTGCGATAACACTAAACGCCACCGCCTTAGTGGTATTCGGATGCCCTGCAACATATTCTTTTGGCGTGATGATGGCTGTGGCATTAGCCAAGTGCGCCATCCCCGCGGTTGCGGTTAGTGCATCAAGATCATCACCACGTTTTGGCATACCTTTTCCCTCAACTAAAAAGGCCGGACTAATGCCCGGCCTTTTGATTTATCTATCGCTTTTGCTTTACTAGATTGCGCGCGGCATTCGATGCGAGGCGAGGCGAGGCGACCGCCTGAGCACCTGTTGTTGCATGGCAGTTAGCACAAAACTGTTTGTGACGCTCGTTGATAGCCGCAAACTTAACGACCACCGGACTAGTGATGCCCGGAGGCTTCGCGACCTCCTGCGCGCTTATGCTCTGGCTATGGCAGCTTGCACACTGAGCGGTGGTGTCTACTATTAGTAACACTGGGGTTGTATAAACCCCCTCTGCCATTGCCTGACCAGGCAATACTAAGCAAGCCATTAAAAACGCAAAGGTAAGCAACAGCATACGATACATTCGCATTGGTTCTTTTCTTCCTTTTGGGTTGAGTTGTGCAGGCCTTAATAGATAAAGCCCGCGGGTTGAGACTAGCTTAATAGTGGCTCGACAATCCCCCAAATGGCGTCACGCTCTTCTGCGGTGGTTTCAAACCCAACCGCTTTAAGTGCAGCAACTTCCGGTACACCATCTTTGGTTACATGGTCCTCATCGGCTGGATCGAGCTGTCTGAATGCAGCAGTAAAGTCTTTGAGACGCGCACCATCAATTGTGATGTTGATTTTTTGGGCAGACTGAGCAGGTGATTCTGCACCCGCTTCGAATGAGGCGGTACCGTTTCCGAGCATTCGCTCAAGGTCCGCATCTTTTAGGCCGTATTTCTTATCTGGCCAATCGATACTGGTGATATCGGTACCCGCACCAATACTAATCGACTTCTCTTTCAAACCGACACTAATGGTGCCGTTTAAATAAAGTTTTTTTGACATACTTACATCCTCAAATACGAGCGGGCGCAATGCCCGCTAAATAAGCGCTTGCTAAGCAACCGTTGCAGTCACAACAGCATTAGGCCGACTAGGAATCATCAATGGCCCTGACTGTGTCATCACATATTCAACTGATGGATTTTTGTTAACCCAGTTCTTAGGGAACATTTCCAGAGCCTGATAACCAGCCTCCGCATCCAGAATCGCACCGAATGCACGAACACCTTCAACCGCAACCGACGCACCAACAACAGTATTAGGCGGGATGTAGTTAACTTTGGTACCAGCAGCATCCTTGTAGTAACCTTTATAGACCCAGATGCGGTACGAACCCAACCAGCCCTTAAATGATACCCACTGCGCATTATCCGGCCCCATCTCAAGCGTTGAGCCTGAACCACGACGCGTATCCAACAAGTCTTTTACCGCCTGAAACTTCATCAAATTCTTAAAGCTGGTCGAGTCCATGATGTAGTCAGTGATTGGCGCTTCAGCAAGATCATTCCATGTTTCAAGATCATCCAGCGGCACCGCATTCACGATATCAGTCCAAACATTGTTACCAGCCAACGTAACCGTGTTACCCGCGGCACGCTGAAAGTCAACTTCAACTGTTTTATAGTCTTCACCAGACACTTCGACCTTACCCGTAAGCAAGGCCTGCGCAGCCATCCACTCTAGCCGGCGCATGATCTTTTTACGCTGCTCATCAAGAAGATCACCGATAATTGCATTTGAACGCGCACCCGCTGAAAGTGCCCCGCCAATTGCCTCACCTGCACGGCGAGACAACACTCGCTCAGGATCAACAACATCCAATGGCTTAAGGTAAGCAGGTTTAAACTTATTCGTTGAAAAACCAACTGCCTTGTTTGCCTTGCCGGCTACCATTGGCGATACGAACGGCGCTAGCGTCATGTCTGGCGCGGCAACATCGATATCGATACTCGAGGTATCAAACGGCACTACACGCGGGAAGAACATATGAAGTAGGAATGGATCAAACGGGTCTAACCCGTTAACCACACCTATCAGGGTATCTGTATCATACATTTTATTGTTCCTTTAAATTATGATTGTACGAATTGTCGATTAACGAAGTACGATTGGCGTACCGTCGAAGGCCGCAACCTTCTCTGGATCGGTATTAAAAGTGGCATCCCACACCAACTCATCCGAATGAAAGCAACCGCCCACATAGAGCTGGCAAATTTTATCAGCCGCACTCGCATCAATTGCCTCAACCAAAATCCCAACGGGAACATCACTACCATCCACCGCCGTGTTGACACATAAATTAAGCTTTCCACTAGCAGCGATACGACCGAGCACCGCGCCACGCGCGAGGTTCTGCCCTGTAATTAATGTGCCCGTGTCGTTAGCGATTGGCGGCGTGTGGCCTGCAATCAAATTATCCGGTGAAAACGTTGTTACTGATGACGACGCTGTCATGACTGCGCTCCTTGTTTTTTGATACCACGTGATGCATTAAGGTCTGAAAGGATACGGGCAGAGTCTGACATTTCCGCCTGTTCACCACCCTCAGCCCCAACATCAGGCTGCTGAGTATTCGCCATCACCTTATCCAACTTATTACCAGCAGGCTTCACGGCGGATACACCAGACGCCAGCACTTTAATGGCAGCGTCTGCTGACATCTCAGTTTCATACGCCAGATGCGATGCCTGCTCTTCACGACCCTTTGCATGGTCACTAGACATAATGGTTTTGATTCGGGTGCGTTCTAATGCGGCCCCATCAGGTACATCAGCCTGAACGTCAGACGTTACCGCCGCTGGCTGCTCTGTTGCTGCTGCAGGCTGCTCAACCACTTCTGATGTAGTAGTGGGTTCGCTGGCCGCTGCAGTTGCCGCTGGCTTTGTCACTTGACCCGCCTTTGGCTCTTTTTTTTCCGTTGACATAGTACTTGTCTCCATGCCGGTTATTGTTTGACGCGAACCCGCGCCACCTCTTTCCGAAATCAATCGGGAAATCGTTTCATCTGTTGATTCAACGCCATTCGCCAGCCCAACATTCAGGGACTCGTCACCCACATAAACCGCCGCCTGCGTGTTGATAACAGCCTGCACATCCATACCCAGATAAAGCGCCACACGCTGCGTGAACATGGTGTATAGCTTGATACAAACATTTTGATAGCGAGCACGAACATCTTCGGGCAATGGCTCAAATGGATTGCCATCTACTTTGTGATCACCCATAAAGATATGGGTGATTGTCATACCCATTTTTTCGATACGCTTAGACTGGTCCACATGCCGCATCACGACACCAATCGAACCGAGGCACGCCGTTTCAGAGGCGTAGACCTCACCACAAGCCGATGCAATCAGGTAGCCTGCAGAGCAAGCCATGTCACTCACAGCCGCCACGATTCGTTTAGTGCCACGCGCGTTATATATCTGCTCTGCCAGTGAGAACACACCAGAGACTTCACCGCCTGGCGAATCAAGCACCATCAGCACCGTATGTACGCCCGAATCCTCCAGCGCAGCCGTCAACCGACGGGCAATGGTTTGATAACCAAGAATGTACGAACTATCTGCCTGAAGGCCTCCACGGTGTGCAAGACCACCAAACACCTCAATAACTGCAACACCATCAATCACCTGATAACCCGGCTCACGACGCTCACCTGACTGCGTGAGGTACATGCTAGGCTCTGGCGCATCCTCAACATGAATACCGATGCGTTCTTGCAGGCCGAAGATAACCGCGTCCAGCTTGTCCGGCAGCACCATCAACGGGATGTTGAACAGCCGCGATGCGATAAGTGGATTACGCATTAATTGCTCCAAATAAAAAAGGGCCGCACGATTGCAGCCCTTTGCTTATGTTTTGCGCGCTTGCGCGATTAGTTAATGGTTATTCTGTTGCAGCAACTTCTGGGGCCATATAGGCACGCAGGCTAGAACGAGTGACACCTTGCTTGGTCATATACGCATTCTCTCTGGCGATCTGGTCGATATTCTCTTCCCAGTCCTTTCCGCGTGACGCACAAGCATCCTCAAAAGTGAGCGTCCCCATATCCATTTCAAGTTCATCAGCTTTTGATTCTTTCAGTGGATCGATTGCGCCTTTGCCTGGACCGATCCATTTAGACCGGCAGTAAGCCGCTTTGGCGTCGTAGAAATCTGGCGCACCACCCGGCAACTCAACCTCACCTTTGTCGACTGCTTCTTCTAGCCAGAGGGAATAAACCATTGCAGCAAACCGCGCGCCATACAGATCACGCCGACCCATGAAGAATTTCCATGCTTCCATCAAGCCAGCACGCGCGCCACTGTAGTTTGTTTGCGTGTAATCCCGCGCCAATTGCTCATAAGTGAGATTCCAGCCCGCTGCAAGATTCCTCAGGAATGACTTTTCAAACTGTGCAAAGTTAGGGCCCGGCTGATTAACCGAATTAAAACTAAGATCATCACCAGGCATCAGGCGCGTAACCTGCTTGCCATTGACGCGCACACCACGCTCACCATAAAAAGACTGCCCCGCACTCATCACGCCAGTAAGATAAGGCGCAACATCCTCAGCACCAAGCGTTTCGGCAGCCTGCGCATAATTCATATCTGTTTTAAGCACCGCCGCATACATTGCATTTAGCACCGCCGCATCCATGGTGACATTCTGCAGCTGGTCTAACTTAAAGCTGTTAGCGATAACAGTCGCAAGCCCGGTGATGCCACGTGATTGACCCGGGCGTTTTTGCTCATACAGGTGGATAACCTGTTGACGACCCCAGTCAGTCTCACGCGCGACAGGCTGCCAGATGTAGGTATGGCTGCCAGCAAAGCGCATATCACTCTGCAGCGCACTGCGGAAATGGTAGGTATGTGCCGCACTGTGTTTATCCATCTCAACACCACCGCGGAGTGTAGCGGTATCCATTTGGCCACTTGGATTACTCAGGCGCGCTGGGTCAATCATTTGTATGGCAGTGGCATACTGGCAACCACGATCCGGCAGCCATTCAGCCGTACCCAGAATTTCACCCGGGCCTAGCAGTTGTTGCTGTGCAAGCACCTGCATCGCACCAAAGGTTAAACGCCGCCCCGCATCGATATAGCAAGCGGGATCATCTGCAAACGCACGAAACTTTGCCTCAGCGATGCGCGACCACTCAGCTGCCCATTCTGCATCCAACCCCAGTGCTTTATAGTCAGGCTTTGCCGAAAGACGAAGACCCGAACCAATGATATTATCAGTATGAATCTGTGCGGCACCGGCAGCCAGCGGCATGTTGCGGTGCATGTCGTGGGCGCGGCCCACCATGCCATTCATGTCTGGCAGCAGCTCTGCATCTGCTGAACGCACAGGCGGATTCCATCTCAGCATATCGTGGTCCGACTGCCCACCGGTATAGCCACTCATGGACGACGACGGGAAGTTATTGCCATCCATGTCGACAATTAGCGATTGATTAGCACTCATTAGTTGTAATGCCTAATCGGGCCACGATAGCCCTTGGACACATCACCCACTTCCGCTTCAAGTTCCGCTATGTAACGGCGTAACTTCTTTTCTGTGGCGGGCGTGTACTGAGTAGTCCGGCCATTGACCGTGACGGTCACAATCGAATCACCCATGACCAACGCATGTAGTGCGGTCTTGGCATCCGCCAATTGTGCTGCATAATCTATTGCCATGATTTACCCATTAAAGTGTTGACCTAGCGCGGCTAGTGATGTTTTTTTGGGCCTGCCTTCTGCATCGACACAGTTCGGTGCGACAGTAAACAAATCCACCTGTTTCAACTTATGTTCTAGATCATCCCACCTGGTATCGTCCCAGGTATGCAACCTTATTTCACGCGCTGAATGTTCAGACATCACAGTACAATCAAGCCCTTCATTACGCACGCCAGACTTAACTTCATACGTCATCTTTCCGCCTGATCGACGGGATGGAATTTTAATTTCTGAAAATATCTGCTCTAAAAAATCCGCCCGAACTTCTTTATACCAATGCACACGCCCCGACCCCGCACCTTGCAGGTGAAAGCAACCATGCTCACCTATCAGATAATCCTTGGCCTTATAGGTACCAATGATGTGCACCTGAACACCCATCTTCGCGGCTTTGCTGCTGTTCTTGCCACGTCGATCCAGTGGTGCTGGTTTTGTAAAGATTTCCTTGACACCGTAATCATGACTACTGCCTTTAATCGCTAGTATGTTGTGTCGCTTTCGCTTGCGGTCTCGCACATACCAGTAACCGATCTCGGAAAAGTTACCATCCGAACAATCGAGCCCGGCAGCGGCAACATGCATGGGATAACCCAGCGCATGCTTAAACTTTCGGGCATCCCATAACAGGCTATCGAGCGCATCCCACACGGGGTCTTTCTTATCTGCTGTTCTTTCTTTGGCTGGTAGCTCACCCCAGTAAATCAACCAGCGCTCCATACCACGGCCAAAGCCCCAAATGGTGACCGCCAATCGATCCCTCTGCACATCAACCCCAGCGGTTAACCGCAGCACACCCGCTGGCACATGAAACTCTTGATAGTCATCCGCACGTTTGGCCATCTCTTCCATGTCGAGATCAAGCCCAGCATGCTGATACGGGATGCCCATAGAAGAGTTAACGAACACCACCAACTTTTCAATCTTGCCTTGCGCGGCCTCCCCCTTTGCGTCCTCCCACTTTTGCGCCAATAGTGCAATTTTAGAACCGGGAAACGGACTATATAGCTCATTTATCCAAAAACTGGCCACGCCTTTAAAGGGTGCAGTAGCACGCCACTCGCCATGTTTAACAGACCAATTCTTGTCGTTATCATTCCATGCGGTATCACAGCACGGTGCGTGATAGAAAGCATCTTCTGCCTTTCCCTCATCCCACCTGAGGTTTTCAAAACCGAGCACATGACGATCACCACAATTGCGGCACTCAACATAAAACTTACGCTTATCGCCACGCTCATACTGCGCCTCAACCGGGCAAGCACCTTTAACCGATGGCGTACCACCGATGATCATCTTCCATTTATTATAGGTCTTTGCACGCTCGCGAATAAGCGCTATCGAATCACCCTGCGCATTAACATCCGTAGCAGCATCGGCAGGCTCTTCGACGACGATAAAAGGAATCGCATCAGACTTTAGATCTGAAATAGCACGCGAGGTGACAAACTCAACAGAGCCACCAGGGAAGTTCCAGAAGTCCCAGGTGTTACCGCTTTTACGCGACCCACTCAGGTCAATCTTCGCCCTTAACCGAGGCGTCGCCTCCACCATTGGGCGGAACTTTTTAATACTGTATTTCTTCGACGCTTTGAGCGTTGGAAACATGATGATTATTTTGAGAGGATCAATATCAGCACGCTTACCGATTACATTATTGACCAACTCTGTCCACGCGACCTGTGCGGACTTCATACCGACTATCTCATGGATATTAGGATCGTCTACAGCATCCAGAATGCCATCTATATACGGCGTGACGCTTGACTTATATTTACCGGATCTTGCACTAGCCTTAGACGATACAAACCTATACCTATTCGACCACTCCAGCGTCGACATCTTCGGCGGCGGCAACCAACGCTTCCACGCCTTCGATATTAGCCGCCTCGCGTTCCGAGTCGTATCCAGCCAACTCGGACAAGGCTGAGTAGATGGATTCGTCGATAATTGATGCATCAAGGTCTATCCCATATCGAGCGTCTATTTCTGTTTTCAGCCCCTCTGAAATACTCAGTAACATTTGACGCGAGGCTGTTATGGCCTGCTCTAGTTCACGTTCATAAACCTCAGATTCAACAACAACATCTGAGTCTTTAGCCAGCTGAAGCTCTTTGCACATTGTGTTTACTTGCGATTCACGCGTACGGGCTTTCGCCAGCGAGCTGGCTTGATCACCACCACGGCCTGCAGCCGTTTCACGCTGATCTTTTATATAAGCAAGTCTAAAATCACGCTGACTGATGGTCTTACTATCCAACCCCAGACGCGTGCATATCTCACGAACACTGCGATCAGTCTCAAGCCCTATATGCGCAGCTAATTCTTTTTGTGTTTTTGGCAGGTTGTCTTCGTTGCTATCGCACACGTGTTTTATATACCCCGGAACCAACCTTCTCTATTTCAATTGATTTTCTGCCGAGACCTTAAAGGCTCAACAATTACGAATTCTCCACGGTTCGAATTACCCGTGGTTGGTGGAGCAAGTGCCAGGGACACCCCGCACTGCTATGTAGTACGGTCAGAGGCAGTAACGGGGTAAATCCCGTCAAGCTCTTCGCCAGCCTTACCCACCAGAAATACGCGTATTTTATATTTTACACCGGCGGTAAGAGACCAATCCGCAGGGACTTGCGCGAAGTAATCACCCTGCGAGCTCTTAATATAAGAAAAACTAACAGGCGTTCCACCTGTGCTAGTTTCATCTTGATTCAGCAGCTCTGCCGTACCGCTCGCGTCATTGACTGCCGGATATGCCGCACCACTAAACCTACTAAGACCGTTTATCAACCCTGAAAAAATCAGTAGATTACTATTTTTACCCGCTAATAACGTGAGTGACATCTATACGATCTCGCTTGCTGCATCCTGCCTAACATTTTTTACCTTAAGCTTATTAGGGCCCGGTATGCGCTCACCTTGCTCACCTGTATCCACATCCCTTGCCCAGCCGAATTGAACCCAGCTACGCAGCTTAACTTCATCTTCAGTTGATTTTGAGATTACAACTTCACCTGCAACGCGTTCTTCTTTGCCATCTTTAATGCTAGCTTCCACGATCGCAACTTTCATCATGTTGGGTCTCCAATCTCGTGATCCCACGCAGGGATATCGACCGCACCACCAGACGTTAACGCCTGACTCGTGCATGTGGTTACGTCAAGAAGATTGACGCCATCAGTAATCGCAACATGATTACCTGTTCCAGTCGATGTAATGCTCACATCCGCCTTAGCACCCACCGTTACCTTACGCCCAGAGACATCACCATTAGCCGTGGTGTAGTCTGGTGCGGACATTGCCACACTCGCCAGGTTGTAAGTGGTGACAGCCTCCGCCCTCGTTAGCGGCTGCGCAGAACAAACATGCTGCTGAGTACCCGTTGCAATAACGTCTAGCCCAGCATCCGCCACACTATCATGCGTTGATTTTGCCATTATCACTTACCTCAATTGATTGTAGGGCTACTACTTAGCCCCGGAATAGCGACCAGAAAAATTACTTTCCTGGTCTTATTTCAAATTTACCGTCTAATACTGAGATAATCACCAATGTCCCCTCAAGCCAACCAAACACAGCACCAAAGCCGACATGCTGAATTAACTGAAACTGCGCGAGATCATCCACAACCAGCCCACCAGCCCCGAGTGCCACACCGTCTAAAGCTTGACTCTGCGCACTCTCCTGAACACTCAACACACCATGCTGTGTTAATGCCAAGCTATCAAACTGCTGGCTTTGAAACAGATCATGAACAGTGATCGAATTATGTTGCGCCAACACCACTACACCACTCGTTTGTAACTGCCTAAGCGGACTGACTGATAAAGCACTATTCTGTGAGAGCGCGATATTTTCAGCCGACATCGCTTGCGATGATGACTGTATGACTAGTGATATTGCAGCGGCCACAACCCACGTTATCACCCAATCCGCAGACCTTACGCCTGTTGCTGCTCTGATTATCTGGCATGTTGTAGTTTGATCTACCGTCGGCATGCTTTCGAGCGTCACAGCACTTGTCCCGTCCGATGTCGTCACAATCCCGTCCGGGCTGGTCATAGAGCTATATTCGAGCTGATCGCCAACCACGGGATATGGTGTACCTGTATAACCAAAAAGAGCGTATAAATCACTCCCGTAAAGTTGATTTGTGAGGGCAAT